CTTAGAGAAGTTCTACGAGAACGTTTTCTTTCCATATCTAAAGGATCACAATGTTACAACCGTTGTACAACTTGGTGATCTTTTCGACCGCCGTAAGTTTATTAACTTCAATTCACTCCATTTATGTCGTAAATATTTCTTTGATAAACTTGCAGAGAACAACATCAATTTCATCACGTTCCTTGGTAACCATGATGTATCGTTCAGAAACACCCTTCAGGTTAACTCCTCACAGTTACTTTTAGAAGGTTATGATAACGTTACTGTATTGGATGCTTTTACTACATTGCAGTTTGGCGACATTGATATTGATATGGTGCCTTGGATATGCGATGATAACCAAGAAGAAATATACCAAAGAATAAAAGATTCTAAATCACAGATTGTTTTTGGTCATTTTGAAATAAAAGGTTTTGAAATGGATCGTGGCACAATTTGCCATGATGGTATTGATAAGTCAATGTTTGACAAGTATGATGTTGTGCTTTCTGGTCACTTTCATCATCGTTCAAATGACGGTCATATCTATTATGTCGGCACACCTACAGAAATGACATGGGCAGATTATAATGATCCACGTGGCTTTGTTATCTTTGATACACATACCCGCGAACAAGAGTTCATCAAAAATCCACACAGAATGTTTTACAAGTTGAACTACAATGATGAACTAGAACATTTTTCAGAAGGCTATCGTTCTTTTGACTATTCAATCTATGAAGGCTGTTATGTCAAGGTGGTTGTTGTCAACAAACTTAATCCATTTTTATTTGATTTTGTGCTTGATAGTCTTTACAAAGCAGGTGCAGCGGATATATCAGTCGTAGAAGATTTCACCGATACATCAATCATTACCGATGATGAGTTAGTTGATCAAGCAGAAGATACCGTAACAATTTTATCCAAGTATATTGATAACCTGACATTGAACGTAGAAAATGATAAACTAAAGAATCTTATGCGTGAACTTTATGTTGAAGCATTAAACACCGAACTTGAATGATATTATTTAAAAACTTACGTTGGAAAAATTTACTTAGCACAGGCAACTATTTTACCGAATTAAAATTAAATAGTAATGCCAATACATTAGTGATTGGTGCGAACGGCTCTGGTAAATCCACGATGCTTGATGCATTGTGCTTTGCTCTGTTTGGTAAACCTTTTCGTGGTATCAACAAACCCAATCTTATTAATTCCATAAATAATAGAGATTGTGTTGTTGAGATTGAGTTTGACATCGGCAACAAACAATATAAGATTGTTCGTGGTATTAAACCGAACGTCTTTGAGATATATCAAGATTCAGTTTTGCTGAACCAAGATGCGGCTGTAAGAGATTATCAAGACTACTTAGAGAAGTTTATTCTCAAGCTAAACTACAAGTCTTTCACACAGATCGTTATTCTTGGTTCAGCATCCTTTACACCGTTCATGCAGTTGTCTGCTGCTGATCGCCGAGCAATCATTGAAGATTTGTTGGACATTCAAATCTTCTCCACTATGAATAGTCTTGTAAAAGAAAGACTTTCAATCAACAAAGATGTAACCGTTGCACAAAAAAATGAAATTATCGTACTCAATCAGCGATATGAGTTGAAGAAAGAACACCAAGATAAACTCAATCAAAACAATGAAGCAAAGATAAAAGAATATGAGAGTGAGATTCAAAGTAGTAGAGAAACCATTGGCACCCTATCAAATGAAATTGACTTGTTGGGCAAACAAATCACCACGTTGGATGCCATCGTGGCAAAAGCACCTGAAAATGAGAGGAAGATTGCGGCGTTTAGAAAAGTTGAATCGCAAATTGAAAGCAAGATATCCAAAATTGTATCAGATAAACATTTCTATGAACACAATGCTGATTGTCCAACGTGCAGGCAAGCCATTACCTTGGAGTTTAAAGAAGGACAACTTGGGGATATTCTATCAAAGGAACAAGAACTTGATGGGGGTTTAAAAGAATTACAACTAAAAATTTCCGAACATGAAACAATATTAAATTCAATTCGTTTAGAAGAAAAAAAACTGGCTAACGTTCGTATTCTATTTGCCACTACACAAACAAGTATCAAAGGTTTGAATGAATCAATTGAGAAACTTGAGAAACAAATTAAAGAATTACAGGGAGTGAATCAACAAGATTCTGATGATGATGAACTAAGTGTAATTAAAAATGAAATTAAACAAGCACAAGAGTTGCTGAAACAGTTATTGGATGAGAAAGCATATTTTGATGTTGCCTCTACGTTATTAAAAGATAGCGGTATCAAAACTAATATCATCAAACAATATTTGCCCGTGATCAACAAACTCATCAATAAGTATTTGACTAGTATGGATTTCTTTGTGAACTTCAATCTTGATGAGTCGTTCAAAGAAACAATTAAATCCAGACATCGTGATGATTTTTCTTACCACAATTTTTCAGAAGGTGAGAAACAACGAATTGATATGGCATTGATGTTGACATGGAGAGCAATAGCAAAACTCAAAAACTCTACCAATACCAACCTATTGATACTTGATGAAGTGTTTGATTCTTCATTAGACACAACAGGTACAGAAGAGTTGATGAAGATTTTACACTCACTTGATGATGTAAATCTATTTGTTATTAGCCACAAAGGTGATATACTGCAAGATAAGTTTGCCAATACAATTAAATTTGAGAAAGTAAAAAACTTTTCAAGGATAGTGAAATGAGTGAAATTCTAACTATTGATACATCTGCTGGTCTAACTCAGCAAGAAAAAATTAATCCTCTACCAGTTTTTGGTGAAGATCATCCATTACTACGAAAGAAGATACCTGAATATACAGGTAATTTTCCTGCGCCAGCATTGGTAACATTAGCAAAAAGATTAAAGATGACCATGAAACTATATTCCGGTTTAGGTCTTTCTGCGAATCAGTGTGGTGTTGCAGAGCGTATGTTTGTGGTGGGTACCGATGAATTTCAATTAGTTTGTTTGAACCCAAAAGTTCTTGCTTTTGGTCCAATAGAAAAAGATAAAGAAGGTTGCTTGTCGTTCCCTGGGTTGTTTTTGAATGTTGAACGACCGTCATGGATTGAAGTTGAATTTACCGATGAAAACGGTAATGTAAATCAAACAAGACTTGAGGGCATTTCTGCAAGATGTTTTCTACATGAACTTGATCATCTTGATGGAATAAAGTATACTGAACTAGTGAAGCCTCTTGCATTAAGAATGGCAAGACAAAAGGCAACCAAAATTGTGAAGAAAATTATTCGTGGTAATAAAAAATGATAGATGAAAAAACATTCGTAGAGCAGCAGTGGCAAGAATGGCAGGACAAAAATCCTGAAAGTTCTTTTTCCGATATTGACGTTGATTACCTGCGTGAGAAAGTCATTCGTGAGTTGACTTATGTTTCACAGATGGATGTCAAAGAATATACTTTGTACCAGAAATGGTGTGAAGTGCAAGACAAATATCCTAGTAGAGAAGTTTCTACATTGTTTGGTGTTGAGAAACAACTAATTGACTTGTCACAAGCGGCATCTATTGAGGATGTCAAAGCAAATATTTGGGTGCCAGAATCGGCTGAAGACTATTTAAATCTCAAGCCTGTACTTGAATACACCGATGATTCTGGTGAAATCACAAAGACTGGTATTGATGGTTCTTCGGTAACAATTGAAAAGAAAAGAAACAAGAAACTACCAGAAAGTTGGAACACAATTCGTACATTCATTTCTACGATGAAGAACAACTCAAATATTGGTCGTAACCTAAACTTCATTGTCAAAGATGATGTGACTGGTAAATATCTTGGTGTGATTTGTATTTCATCAGACTTCCTTGATTTGACACCACGTGATAATTTCATTGGTTGGTCACGTGAGCGCAAGACACAAGGCGCAATGATTAATCATACTGCTATTGGTTCTACGATTGTACCATTTCAGCCGTTAGGTTATAACTATGTTGGTGGTAAACTACTAGCATTGTTGTGCTTATCAGATGAAGTGCAAAATATCTGGAAAAGAGTTTATGGTGATGTTCTTGTTGGTGTAACCACAACATCACTCTATGGTAAAACTAAAGCAGGTGGTCTGTCACAGTATGATAATCTTGATCATTGGCAGCCAATGGGCTTTACTTCAGGCTCAGTATCATTTGAACCAGAAAAAGATACACGATATGAAATTCGTCAGTGGCTAAAGAAAAATCATACACGCAAATACTTTGAGTGGTATGAAGCAAAGAAGCCTAGTGGTCAACCACATAAACGTGATCACAAGAATCGTTCATTGAACTTTACATACTCACAACTGAATGTACCTAAAGAACTTATTCGTTCTGAACATGCACGTGGTATATACTTCAGCCCACTATATACAAACACAAATGATTTTCTTTGTGACAGAATCAAAGAAAGTGAATTGATCAAAGCATTTCCTACTGACTATGATTCATTGGTCGGTATCTGGAGAGACAAACATGCCAAAGGTCGCATCAAACAATTGATGAAGAAGAACAATGTTTCATATGAGACACTGTTTTATGATGACCTAATTGAACTATCGTGGGAAGAGACCAAGGCTAAGTACCTACAGCAGGTCGGTCGTTAGCAAAAAAACAACTTGACAATCTCCAGCATGTCACCTATAATGGTGACATTGATTGATTGGAGAAAAAGATGTCAATTTTGCAACACTTGACAAAGCCTGTCAAGCCCTATATAATGGTTGTTCAATGATGATTGAGGTTATCTAATGAGCAACATTCAAATTCAAAAGTCCGGTCTTGCCAAACTCATGGCGACCGAGAATCTTACAGTTCAACATGCCAAAGTACC